TCGCTGGCGCGGGCATCGGCGACATCCTGGTTGACAACCGCGGGGTCACGCCCCTGGGCCGCAATCAGCGCCATGTCATCATGGGTCGGTTGAGGGTTCTTGCAGATCTCCTGCATGGTTTACAGGCCCTTCCACTGACCGTCGTACTTGGCGGCCTTGTTGACCTCGGGGGCCTTGACTTCGGCGGAGTCCTTCAGGGCTTCGCTCAGCGCGGGCTGGCGGTCAACGTGATCGCCGGTCTCGCCTTGGGCCTGGACGAGGATGGTGTCGAGTTTGCCGTTGCCGGCGGGGGCTCCGATGTTCTGCATCGTAGTGAACCTTTCGCAGTAGAAACAGGATCGAACAAAACGCACGTCAACCGAACGCCGGCTGACGCTACTTGCCCTTCCGGCGATGGGACATCGCCATCAGGGTTTGCGCCATTGCGACCTGGCGCTTGGTCGTCGGGTCCTTGTGGGCCTCCCGCATGAACTGCGAAAGGCTCTCACCAGCCCGCTTGGCCTTGGCTTTCAAGGCCCCAGGGTGCTTGATTGCACCCTGAATCCATTTCTCGGCCATTGACTTGGCCCTCCTGTTGATGGTTAAGGTGACTGCAAGAAGGCCGTCCCTGCACCCAATTTCTGACCGGTGGTGTCGTACTTGAAGTCAAACCGCGCACCAGTCGTGGCATCATCCGTGAGAATCAACGTGCCCTGGTCAGATCGCCCGTCGATCATCAGGGTCGTGCCGCCATCCGGTCCATCCGTCAGCACGAACACCTGATTCAACGCATCCGACCAGGTAGTCGTCGAGTCCGCGGGCGTGCTGTCCATGACACGCGCACGGGCCAGATCAATCCGCAACCCGCCTGGGTCGTTGTCCGACGCAGCCGGTATGTTGAACACATCCGCCAGGTAAGCCATCCGATGGTCGCCAGCGACGGAAGAGACGATCTGCGTCTTGTCCAGATCAAGCACGACCGGCACCGGGTCTTTTGCGACTTGCATCGGCTCGGAATCACGCAGCGGATATGTCCGCATATTCAGGACAGGGCGACTACTCGCTGCTATCCCGCCAAACGCTGGCGCAAGCGGCAGGGCTTGCGCCACAAATCCCAGGTCCGTTGGCGTGCGGTCGCCCCAATCCGCAGGACCAGTGAACACCACGTTCGGACCACCCACGAAGATCACGGACTGCGGACGGAAACTCTGGAAGTTCGCGCCAGGGGCCAGCGAAATCGGCCCAAGTTGGGGCATGTTGACGGTGACGTTTCCACCGTTCGGCAAGCCGACCGGATTGAAACCGACCATCCCCAGTGTCCCAACCATCCCAACCGGAAGCTGTCCGCTGGCGTTCGTCCCAATGCCGCCGCCGCCTGCATTGCCGCTGTCGATGTCCAACTCCGACGGCCAGAGCGTCGTCACCGGCAGATTCGAGGGCCAGTAGTAGACATCCGGCACCAGGGTCCCCGCCTTCACCGGCGTAGCACACTCAATATCAATGCAGTTGTCCGCCGAATTGTAGGCTGCCTTCGTGACGACCATCTTCACCGGGTCTGTTGCAACGTAGCCCGGTGCGTCGAGCGTCACACAGTCGAACGCCTCCAGCGCCAACTTGTGCAGATACGTGCGGAACTTCACTTGCTTCCATGCGCTCGACAAGCGAATCAGCCAGAACGTCGCCATCTTGAGCACGATGTCAGGCTGATTGAAAATGTACCACTCGTACTCGCGCTCCCAGAGGCCGTACTTCGTTACGTTGTGGCGGAGCGTGATGAACTGGTCGGAAGGCGTCTGTTCGGCGGACGCCTCGAAGCCCGGCACATTGGTCCAGCGCCAGCGTATGTTCATCTTCGTGATGATGTCCTCCGTCCTGACGGCCAGGTCCACTTGTATCCCGGCGTCTGCGTCGATGTCGCTCACCGTGATCGTGTCCACAGGCGTCGGCTCTTCCGGCAGGTACGTCAGGTAAACCACGTTATCTTCCAGGTGCAGCGCACACCGGGACTGGAAGCAAATTTCCTTGAGCACCTGCACCACGTTCTTGCGTTGCAAGAGCGGGAAGTTCGCCGGGAAGGGGGCCAGCTTCGTGCGGACGTAATTGAAACTCTCCGTGTCGTAGGTCAAGGCCGAGTAGTTGTCGATGATGTACTCCAGGATGTCCACGATGTTCGGGCCGACCGAGGACTGGAAGGTCACGTACAACTCGTCCGACCAGCCTTGCACCCAGTCGCCCTTGGCGTTCGTGAACCACACTTGGCTCAACTTCTGTTTCAACGTGACCTGCGTGGCCGTGACGCTGCCGTAAGTCTGCGTCGTGATCGTGTACAGGTCGTCCGGCACCAGCGTCAGCCGCCGCACGCCGTCCACCGTCTGGAAGGCTTTCACCGCCAGCACGGTTCCGGGCGTAATCGACGCGATATACGTCACAGCCGTCGTCGTGTAAAGTTCAACCTTCGAGCCGGCGTCCGCCCAGAATTGCTGCATGACGATGTTGCCCGGTGCCGAAATGCTCGACGTGGGCCGCGGGATCAGCCAGCCATACGACCGCAACTCGCAGGGATTGAAGAAGTCGTTCGACGTGCCGCACGGCACGGGCGCACGGTAATCGTAAGCCTGCGCCTGGCTCTGGAGCGGCGGCGTGCAGAACGGAAGCCGCGCCTGCTGGTACTTCTGGTCCGTCAAGTTGTTGGCGATGATCGCTTCGACCTGGGCCTCCAACTGCGGATTGATGCTGGCGCTGACGTAGAATGCCTGGCCCTCGAAATGGCCGTAGAACAGGCCGCCGTTGATGTTGATGGTCAGCGGCGTGTTCTGCGGGAAGTCCTCGCCGCCAAGCACCTGGATCGGATTGGCCCCGGTGCCCGCGAGATTGGCGTTGTAAATCTGGAGTTGCAATCGCTGCTGGGCGCACAACTCCTGCGTCTTGATCTGCGCGGTCTGTGCGCCGATCTGCGCGCTGATCTGGTTGCCGGCGTCCAAGTATTCCTTGATCTTCGTCTGCGCGGCCGGGGTGTCGTTGCCGCCCACTTCCCAGCAGCTTGCCGCTTGCCACAGGAAGCCCATGTGGATCGTTTCGAGGGCCAACTGTTGCAGTTTCTTGTGGTCGGAACTCGTGCCGTTCTCGTAGAGCGGCGACAGATATTCCAGGCCGGCAAGGATGCCCGCGCCCGTGAGGGTCGTGCCCTGGACCGCCATGTCCAGCTTGAGCGCCGGATAATCGTAGGCCAGGCCGAACACCATCGGCCATGCTTTCCCCACCATGTTGGCCGGGATGTACGGGAACTGTCCCTCCTCAGCCGAGAACCCGATCTCCTTGTCCTCGATCTGGGAGACGACATCGAACTTGACGGTCCGCGTCCGCTCGTTCCAACTGGCCGGGGTGTTAATGAGCCCCGCGAACACCAGGAACTTGTCGCTCAAGGCCAGGCCGGTGAACCACTGGTACAGCCGCACCGGCCGCTTGTGGATGTCGTACTTGTCGAAGATCGCCTTGATCGAGCCGTCCGTATCGTCCAGCGTGATCGAGACTTGCTGCGTCGGCGTGTTCTGCATGGTCACGTCGATGGCGTCGTCCAACTCGCCCAGTTCAACGATCTTGCCGGGAATGGCCGGCGGCCCGGCGATGTCCTTGTCCGCGTAGGAGGCCGTGACCGCGCCGTCGTACCAGTCGATCTCGATGATCGAAACCGGTTCGTTGCCGAGGTTCGCCGCCAGCTTCGTCAGGCCATTGGAAGAAATGGTGCGCATTACTGTTCCACTCCCTCGAACTCGATGTCGATGGCTTGCAACTCGCCGCGCGGCATCGGGGCAATCGCCGGCTGGGCCGCGTTAGGCGTATCGAACTCGAACGGGTTGCTGGTGAAGTTCCCCACCCACACCCGGCCGTTGTGGTCCGTCACTTGAATCTTGGTGGCGAAGTAGACGACGAGGAAGGCCCGCAACTCCAGCCCTTTATTCCGGCTCAAGAGGAACGTCCACTTCGACTTCTTGCGGCCGTTCCGGCTCTTGACGTAGGTATAGCGCGTGCCGTCCATCGCCAGCTTCCGCGATACCGTATCCAGCACACTCTCCTGGTTGCTGAATTGCGGGCTCGGGAGCACCGTGAGCGTCTGCAAAGCTGGATAAGGTGCGGCGAGTTGGAACATGCTGCCTCTCCTTATGCCGGGGCACCCTCAAACTCCAACGACGCCGAATACATCGCGCCACGGCCGTCCTGCGTCACCGCCTCGGTCGGATTCGTGACGATGCCGGTCCACAGGCACTTTTCCCAGTCGATGAAACCAATCTCCAGCCCCAGGTGGGCCGAGAGGAAGTTCATCAGGTGTTGCGCCTGGTCCCACGACAGCCCGGTAAACGACAGGACTTGCACCTGGACCTTCGGCCACATCGGGTCCGCGTAGACCACCAGGGTCCCGCCGCGGGTCTCGCGGCTGATCCGGTTGAACTGCAAGCGGTCCTTGTTGCCCAACTCGGGCGACCGCAGCGTCAGGGTGTCGGTCGGGGCCACCGGCGGATAGAACAAGGTCGTCGGCGGCAGGTCCAGGTCAGGCGTGTACGCCAACAACGCCGGAGGCGGCGTGGGCGAACCGGGTGCCCCCGCGCCGACCGAGGGCTGATACAGCCACTCGACCTGATCGCTAGGCAACTCGTAGGTGAATGCCTGGCCGACCGTGATCGTGTCCGTGGCCGTCAGCAGGCGGACCACCACCACAGCCGCCCGGTGCCCGAGCGACAGTGCATCGCGGGTCGGCTGTTTGCCAACTGTAACCTCGGCCAGGTCGCCAAGGTGCAAGGCATCCGTGTCCGAAGGCGTCTCGGTTTCATTGGCACGTTGGCCGAGGCTCACGGCGTCGGTCGCCCCGGCGGCAATCGCGCTCGCGTGCAACACGCTGCGTTGATTACTGCTGCCGAGGGCCAAGCGGCTCACTGCCCCCACGCCGCGGTGCGTCACCACGGCCGAGGCGCTGTCCGCCAGGCCGACCCAGGCGTCCACAAACTGCCCGGTCGTATTGTCGAAATAGGGTTGATACGTCTGGAGCGCATCGACCGCGGAAAGCGACTCGCGCCGCTGCGCGATCGCCGCAACGTCCCCGAGAGTCAACTTGCTGACGGCCGCAGCGACAATCGGGCCAATCTGGGCGACCTGGCCCCACTGGGCCAACATCACCGTGTCGCCGGCCGCCCCGTGTCGTACCCGCGTGGCACTCGCCGTCTGCGCCAAGTTCAACGTCGTGTAGACGGCACGGCTTGCCAGCCCGCTCGCGCTGTCCGCCAGGGACAGGGCGGTCGTGGCCGCTGCGGTCACGATCAGCCGCGAAGAAAGCCCCAGCGACACCGCCGACGTGGCCGACACATGATGCACGGTATGGGCGACCGCATGATGCCCGAGCGTAAGGCCGGTCGTCACCACCTGGTCCAAGCGTTTGAGATTGGCGACCGCTTGCTGCCCGAGGTTGAGGGCGCTCACGGCGGCGGGCGGCCCCGTGGCCGCTGTATCCAGCATCATAATGCCAAGCCGCGCGCCCGCCACACCCAGCACGGATATGGAGGCCAGTGCGCTGTGGCTGCCGCCACCGCCACTGCCGCCGCCACCACCGCTGCCACCACCGCCGGTGGCGGTGAGCGCAGCAATCGGCAGCCCAGAGAGCGGTGAGCGTCCCAACATGGCTAATACGACTGGTTGTATTGCAGGATCGTTCCGGTGCCGCTGTCCGAGACAGTCTGGCTTCCCAAGTCACAAAGCGCCACTGTGCAGTTGTTGCAACCGCTGTCGATCTGTACGGAGTGCGTGTTATTCGTCTGGAAGCGGCAACCCGTGATGGAGACGGCCGAGGCCGTCTTGCCGCCGTTGTTCGACATCCAGATGCCAACGCCGCCATTGGCAACCAGCGTGCAGCCCATGATGTTCACGCCGGACATCGAGCCCAAGTTGTTCTGGAACTTGATGCCGGGGCAACCGCTGCCCGTCCCCTGGATGATGCAGTTGGAAATCCGCGTCAGGTCGCCCTCGTCCAAGCCGATGCCACCCACACCACCGCCCTGGCAATTCGCATTCAGGTTGCAGTTGGCAATGAGGCAGCGGTACGACTGGTTATCGACCGTGATGCCTTCATAGGTGTTGCTGTCGCAGTGGCAATCCGAGATAATCGAATCAAAGACGTGATTCTGCGAAATGCCGATGGCCCCGTTGTTGTGGCAGTAGCAGGCGTGAATCTGGTTGAACTGGCAAGTCGTCGTCTGGCCGTCCAGGCAGATGCCGTGCCCCGCGTTACCGTAGCTCTCCACGCCGTCCACGTAGTTATTGGCCCCGTGGATCACCAACCCGCTGCCACCGTGACTGTTGCCGTTGATCGTCAGCCCGCGAATCTGGCAGGCGTTGCCCGTGACCGTCAGACAGTCCACGCCGGCCGCCAACTTGAGGACCGCACCCCTGGGTCCCTCCAGCGCTTGGCCGTTGTTGCCGGCCGTCAGGCCCGTGCCCACCGCATACGTCCCCACGGGGAAGTAGACGGGAAGCCCGCTGTTGATGGCCGCCTGGATGGCCGCTGAATCATCCGTCGTGCCGTTTCCCGTGGCCCCGTAGAGTTTCACGTTGGCACCCGCCAAGGCTGCTTGCGTAAGCAAGGCCGCCGGAGCATCGCACCACACGGTCTTCGACCCCGCCGCGAAACTCACCAGAGCCCCGCTGTTGCTGCTGGCGAGCACCACGGCACGCGAGAGCGTGCTGCCGGAACTCGTATAGGTGCCCTGGCCGACCTCCCAATTCCCCGCGCCGTCGTCGATCACGTAGTAGCAACTGTTGCCGTTGCCAATCGTGGAAAAGGGGCGGTAGCCCGCGACGGCCCCGGCCAGCGACAGCGTGCCAGTGCCCGTCGTGGTGGTGGTTTCCTGGACGCGATCCGCGACCACAAGCGTCATGGCAAACTCCTCTAACTACCCAGGATGCCCGCCCCATCGTCCCACGCCGCCAACGTCGCCCAGCCGCCGCTGGCCGGGTTGATCGCCCCGAAGAAGATGCGGTCCACGGTGCCCAGGAACGCGGACTCGGGATAACTGCCGACGTTGACCCAGAACTTGCCGTTGTCGGAAAGATCGAAATACCAGTTGCCGTCGCCCGGCCGGCGGATGCGAAACCACATCCACTCCACAATCGGGCAACTGTAGGCCGCGATGATGTCCGGGAACACGTAGCTCGCCAACTGATCCCACTTGTTGACGTTGCACTGCATCTTGTGCGCCCAATAGTTCTGGCACACGATCTTGCCGGCCGTGTCCATCACGCCGAGCGAGGCCCCAGACCACCAGCCGTTGAACGAGGACGGCCCTATCGACACGCCCCGCAGGGCCGCCGTCAATTGCCAGGTCGCTGTCGTCGGCGCCGGCCGCGTAAGCGCCGCATTCGTCAGGGTGTTCGTCACCAGGACGATACTGCTGCCGTTGTCGGACTTGACCGCGCCGCCGCTGCCCCAGTCCTGCAAAGTGAAGTCCGCGGACGTGAGGATGTTTTCATTGGCGTCGATGATGCGCAGGGCCGGTCCGCCGTCGAACAGCGGATTGTTGTCTTGGCAATAACGGTCCAAGTCGCCCTGCGTCAGCAGTTGGTACACCCGCGTCCCGCTGTTGTGCGCAGCAGCCGTGGTGCCCTCTTGTGCCCGCGCGATCGTCAGCGTGTCGCCGGCCACGGCCGTGCAAAGCACTAGCTCGCTGTCGATCAGCAGGCGGAAGTCCCCCGCACTCGGGAACATGGAGCTATCGGCGACCACGAGCAAGGTGGCCGCGTTCGTGATCGCCCCGTTGAGCGTCGTCTGGGCGTTGTTCGCAAACTGCTCGCGGAGTTGTGTCATGTGTCGCCTCCCTAACTGCCCAGGATGCCGGCCCCGTCGTCCCACGCCCCCAGCGTCACGTAAGCGCCGCTGCCGCCCATGTCCATGTGCCCGAAGAGAATCCGGTTCGGCGTCCCCAAGAAAGCCGTCTTGCTGAAGCTGCCAACTTCCAGCCAGTTCTTGCCGTTGTCCGAAAGCTGGAAGTGCCAGTTGCCGTCGTTCGGGTCCGTAATCCGCATCCACAGCCAGTCCACGGCGAAGATGTTCTGCGGCCCCACGATGTCCGGTGGGACATAACCACCGCTATTATTCTGGTGCGTAATCAGCAGCCCTTCCTCCTGCGACCGGTAGCGCATAATGACCGACTGGTTGCCCGTGTCCAGGACGCCGATCACCGCCCCGCCCCAGTAGGACTCGATGCTCGTGCCCATCGTCCTGACGGCTGCCGTCAAGGTCCATGTCGGGCCGCTAGGGATCGGACGAGTCAGATAGGCCCCGCCGGCTCCTTGCAGGATGATCGTGTTGCCACAGTCGTAGGCCGTGTTGCCGCCGGTGTAGTCCAACAGCGTGAAGTCGGACGCATGGAGTTGATTCTGGCTCGCGTCCATGATCCTGAACACCGGCCGCACGGTGTCGAACAGAGGATCATTGTCGCGGAGGTAACTCTGCAAGCCGCCCCGCGAAACGACCTGGTACACGGCCACGCCGCTGCTGTGCGCGGCGGCCGTCGTACCTTCCAGCCCGCGGGTGACAGTCAGCGTGTTGCCGGAGACGCCCGTGCAGAGCATCAGTTCGCTGTCTACGAGGATGCGAAAGTCGCCGTTGCTCGGAAACTGCGTGCCGTCCGCAACCGTGATCGTCGAATCGCCGGATGTTACCGCCCCATTGAGCGTCGTCTGGCTGTCATTCTCGAATTGCTCGCGGCGCATGTGTCGTCTCCCTAAAAGCCCAGGATGCCCGCCCCGTCGTCCCACGCGGCCAAGGTCGCCCAACAGCCGCTTCCCCAGGTGTCGATCTGCCCGAAGAAAATCCGGTTGACCGTCCCCAGGAAGGCCGTCTTGCCGAAGCTGCCGATCTCGAAGAAATGCAGGCCGTCGTCCGAGAACTGGAAGTGCCAGTTGCCGTCGTTCGGGTCCACGATCCGCAGCCACATCCACTGCGTCCCGGCGGCCGGAATCTGGGAACAGATGTCAGGCCCGATGTAGCCGGCGCTGCCGTTGTTCTTCGTTACATGCAGCATCTTCCGGTGGGCCAGCCAGCGCAGCGACACCATCTGGTTGCCCGTGTCCATGACCCCGATGCACGCTGCGCCCCAGGCGGCCTGGTTGTTGGTGCCCGTGCTCCTGACGGCGGCCGTCAAGGTCCAGGTCGGACCCGCGGGCACGGGACGTGTCAAAGCGACGGTCCCGGCCGTGAGGATAATGCTGTTGCCGTAGTCCGTCTTGGTCGCGCCGCTGCTGTAGTCCAAGAGCGTGAAGTCCGCGGCGTGGAGGCGGTTCTGGTTGGCGTCAATGATGCG